GTACGGCGGGACGGGCGGTAGCCAGAAAGACAAAGAGTACAGCAAGTTCTTCCGCAAGAAGTACAAGGTTCTTAACGACATGCAAGAGGCTTGGGTTATGCAAGCGCTTGCTAACAAGTGGATGCGGTCGCCCTTTGGGTTGATCTACAACTTCCCGAACATCTCCGTAGACGGTCGTGGGTACGTCAACCAGAAGCGGGACGTGTATAATTATCCAATCCAGGGCGGGGCGACTGCTGAGATTATCCCGATTGCTATGGCGTACATCTGGCACAACAGTCCGCCAGAGCACATCCGCATGGTGTTGCAGATTCACGACAGCGTGGTGGCGTACGTCCGGGACGGGTACGAAGATGTGTTCACTGACATCTGTATCAGAGCAATGACGATTGACTGCCGAGAGTTCTTGAAGCGGGTATATGGGTACGACGTGGGCGAAGTGGAGCTAGGCATCGGCGCCAAGATTTCTACCCACTGGGGGCAAGGTGACGAGCGTTCGTTCCAAACCACACCGGCTGGTGTTGTCCACGAGATCTTAAAGGTTGACGGCAAGAAGCAGAAAGTGCCGTACTACTCTGGAGGTAGCCAAGATGACCAAGTTGTACGATGTGCCGCGTAACTCCCGTATCAAGTTTGAAGACGGGACGGAGTTAAACTTCCACCACGTAGACGGCGCGTACAGTTACTGTACACTGGACGATGGGACTGTGGTACACTTGGCAGCGTGGGAGGACGTGGAGGTATTGAATGACGCTAATGTTCGCCGAGTGGAAAAGGCTGTACGTAACAATCAACGAAGCCCTCGCAAGTCCCGTGGAGGTGTATATGGAAAGTGACAGCGGTTCCACAGAATCCTTCTCGTTCAACAAGTTCATGCTGGACCAAGACGTGAACTGGCGCGGCCCCTTTGTCATGGTGGAAGATGATGAGGACAGCAATGGCTAAGTACGTGGTGGGCACCACTACGCGGACACATACCGCATATTCGGGACACCGCCGCCAGCTGGCACCGAGCTAATCGCGCGGCCTGCGAAGGAGTCAACATGAAGAACATCGTGATGAAGGACGCACTGATGCAATTTGATCCTGCCACCGGAGAAAGCAGGCCATATCCAAGCCATGCAGACCAGTGGCGAAAATGGCATGGAAGAGCTGCGTGGATATTCAATCCGTGGACAGGTAATCGGCGCAATGCGCATGACGTTGGAAGTGACACGTTTGGCATTCTGATTGTACCGCCGGGAACACTTGGCGACGACCTTGGCGGTTCTCCCTCACTTACCAACGCCGCGCCGCCAGTCCCGCAAGTCGATCCAGACTGGCTGGCGAACGTCATTCGCACGGTTGACGGGAGCAACACGATGGGCGCCCTCGCACTGGCCGAAAAAATCGCCGAGGCGATCAATGGGAGGGCGAAATGGTCACCGACGAATTGCGCCGATCGACGAACGATTCAGCCACTCCAAGACTGCTCAGGCAGTGCGCGATCACAAAGTGCGAGGGCGCCCGGCTGGTCTCCTATAGACTTTGCTATCCGTGTAGAGGACGAAAACAATGGCTAAGTATCTTCGCTTGACATCGTGGGAAGAGGCAAAGGCTGCACACGCAGCAGACGCCCTTCTTGTCAACTGGTTTACAGGGCAGCCAAGCAATACGTGGAGAAGCGCTTCCGCATTTTCCATAGAAGGGTTGTATTGGCCTTTCAAAGAAAACTGGAAGCAGTTTGCTATTGCTGTGGAGGACGAAACCGATGGCTAGGTTCGTGCAGTGTGCTAGCGAAGATGATGTAAGGGCCGCACACTCGGCAGGTGTGCTGTACTGGAAGCACGACAAAGACGCCAGCTACACTAAAGAGCTATCAGCAGATCCTAGCCACGTAATAGAACTATACCGCATAGCCTCTGGTAGAATCAACGCGCGTTGGAAGTACGGCATTCTAGTAGAGGACGAGGAGGACGTGGGTGAAAACATCTCTTAAAGAACCCACCAGCAGGCAGCTACGTAGGTGGAGACACGCACAGGACATTGGGTGTGTTGCGTGTATTCTGGACGGTGTGGGCGGTGTACCTGGAGACGTGCACCACGTCCTGTCCGGGGGCCGGCGCGTCTCACACGACGCTACCGTTGTTCTGTGTCCGTGGCACCACCGTGGTGTGTTGCCGAGCGGGCGCAAAGCAGACGAGTTCGCAGAGGTGCACGGCCCATCGTTGGCGCACACCCCGAACGCATTCAAACGCAGGTACGGATCAGACGAAGAGCTACTGGAGATTCAAGACGCTCTGATTGCGCACTATCTGGAAGTCACAACAGGAGACGACAAGTGAGCATCCACAAGTACATCTTCGCCGGAGAACAAGAAGCACCTCATCGCGTGTTCGGCTTGTCAGATGAGGACAAGTCTGTCGATATCGCCACGCTTAACGAAGCGCGACGGCGCGCTGCCGCCAGCAACAGGCCAGTGCACGTTTACCGCTTGGCCTATGTAGTAAACCCGGTTATTTCCACGGAGATTGAAACGTATGAGTAACGAGTCCGACGTTCGCATCGGTGTTATCGAAGAGATCATTCCGCGCCAGACGCAGTGGGGTACGTTCTACGATCTGATTGTCAGTGGCCAGAGGGTGGGTGCTGGCAAGGTTGTGCCCGCTTTCTCCAAAGGTGATTGTGTCAAGTTTCGTGTGATCCGCAACGGCCAGTACCTAAACGTGGCTGCCGGGTCTATGGAGAGGCACGACGGGGACGTGCCCACCGCAAGCACAGCAGTCGTTGCAGCAGTCGAGAACGCAAAGCCAGCGCCTGCTCCGTCTTCGTACGCTACGTCCGAACAGAACCGCCAGCACAGCATCCTGTTCCAGTCCGCCCGCAAAGATGCCATCGAGGTGACAAAGCTCTTGGTGCAATCAGACGTAATCGGGTTCAAGTCGGGTGCCAAGTGGGGAGACAAGCACGATATCGTGATGGCAAAGATCAACGACCTGACGCGGCGGTTCTACCACGACGCTGTGGGCTACTCGGAGTTTGTGGGCAAGCCGTTGCCTGCTGTTGCTAAGGAGGTGACTGGCGATGGGGACTGAGATTCTAACGTCGCGACCGCTTGACTCTGGATACGCCCACCTAGTGTCTGCTGCCAAAAACGGCAAGATTCTCCAGTTTCGCACCGAAAGCGAAACTGAGTGGGCAGACCTTGTCACCGTAAGTTTTTGCTCGGCTCCAGAATACTACCGTGTCAAGCCAGAATCAGAGGACACGGCACCCCCTCCGGACAACATCAACCCATCTCACTACACCTCTAGTGGTATCGAGTGTATCGAGTACCAGAAAGCAGTGTCTTCACCCGAGGAGTTCCGGGGGTACTTGCGGCTGTGTGCTACCAAGTACCTGCACCGTCTGTACAAGAAGGGAGAGGCTTTGGAGAATCTGGACAAAGCGCTGTGGTATCTCAACCGTTTGCGCAAGGAGCTTACCGATGAGCATTGAGTACGTTCTGAAGAAGTTGGACAACGCTTACCTCGGACATGAAGAAGACAAGCAGTGGGTTTTGTCCGAAGTGTGGAGTGCTGTGCAAGAACTGATTGACCGCAACGCAGAAGACACGCTTACTTTGCGCCACACAGAACAGGAGCTAGAAGAAGCGTACACGCGTGCGGAGATTGCTGAAGAGAAAGTGATTGACCTTGAGCGTCTTGTTGACGAACTGCGCGAGGAGCTGTATCATGCGAACAATCGTTGAACTGGACACGTTCACGGACAAGTACCCGGCGTTGGTGCTCGCGTCGGCCGACGTGAAGGACAACATCACGGTACGTATTGGCAACCGCTCTGTGGTGGTAGACACGGTACAACTGATGGACGCCCTGGTTCTGTTTGAACCGAAAGGAGATTGACAATGGCAACGCAGCTTGGGTACGTGGAGCGATTTCTCACCACGGAGCTTTGTGAAAACGAGCGCTTCCTTGCGTTTGCTCCTCACTTTATCGGCTGTCTTATCGAGGACATCGACACACACGCCACTCGTTACGTCAGCTTTAGGGAGGTTCAAGGTGAGCAAAAAGCTACTGCTTGAACCCACAGAAGAGGTAGTAGCCGTATCGGCGTACCACCCATACAACAGAAAGTGGGCACCACACTACATCGTGTACATAGAAGACTCTTGCACTTGCACTGTGCGTACAGAGTTGCTTCTAGAGCACGAATTGTGTCGTGATCTAACGGTGACTCTCACAACGGCAGAGGCTCTAGGCAAGGAGCTTGCCAGTGCTGTGGCGTCTTTCCACGTAGAGTACAAGGAGATTGAAACAAATGATTCTTGAGTCTGAGGTGAGCTTCGTCCACAACCGTGACGACGGGTGGACTGTTGGGTACGTTGCTGCTCCGCACGAGGACTCTCCGGGACGTATCCGTGTGAAAGCGGCAGCGTCGTTCTGCAACTTCCGCGACAAGTTCTCCAAGAAGATTGGGCGTGCTATCGTGACGGGTCGCCTTAACTGCAACCGAGACAACAAGGTCCACAACACGGAGTTCTTTCTGAGCGGGACGATGCCCACTACGGGCGACAAGTGGCGAGAGTTTGAAAAGGCTGTTGTTGCTGAAACTATGGAGGCGTATTCGCAATGAGTGGATTTCAAGTCAAGGTCAACTGCACGTTGCACTGGGCATTCCTCAACAAGCCGGCAGATATGTCGGGCAAGTACGAGGTGATTCTGGGCAACCTGTCTGACGCTGCCGTCACCAACCTGACCGGCGCAGGTATCAACGTCAAGACTCGGGAAGATCGCCCGGAACAAGGTCGGTACATCGTCTGTCGTAGCACCCACCCCATCGTGGCGTACGACGAAAGCGGCGGGGAAATCAAAGCCCTCGTGGGTAACGGCTCTCGGGCTACGGCTGTTGTTGGTAGCTACGAGTGGGCCGGCAAAACCAAGAAGGGCGTCAGCCCGTCCTTGCGTAAGCTGGTCGTTACCAATCTCATCGAGGTTCAACGCAAAGACGTGCCAGCACTTTAACAACAACAAGGAGATATGATGAACTCAGGCAGCATTACACCGTGGTCCTCTGTGGGCTACTTGGTGGCAAAGAGGACGTACGCACGAAGGATTAACGAGGACGATCCTAACTCCCCCACGGAAGAGTGGGTAGACATCTGCAACCGCGTTGTGCAAGCGTGTCGGGACCAGCTTCACGTAGGCTTTACCGCAGAGGAAGAAGCCCGCCTGTTTGACTATATGCTCACGCTCAAGGGGTCCGTAGCGGGCAGGTTCCTGTGGCAACTCGGCACTCGCACCGTGGATCGTCTCGGCTTACCGTCGTTGCAGAACTGCGCCATGTGTGTTGTTGACAGTCCCGTCCGCCCGTTTACCTGGGCGTTCGATATGCTTAACGCAAATAGGCACCTTAGCCGGTAACGGCTATTGATAACCAGTTAAACACGGGGGAAGCCCAGACCGGGTAATCCCGTCCCAAACTCTTATGAGAAGGGCTAGAGACTATGACAGACATATACGTGACAAAGATTGTAGCAGCATCGTTGTTGGGAGACGGGAGCGTGGGCATTCCCCCAGACGGTAGCAAGAACGCAAAGTATCGACAGCCGAAAACTGTTGAGCACTCTGACTACATCGAATGGCTTGGCGGAGTACTGTCCACTATCACCCCTGTCAACACGTATGAGTTTCAGCCAACGGCGGAAGGTGCGTCTAGGCAGATAATGCTACAGACTCGTTGTCACCCGTTCTACACTAGGTTTCGCGAACGTATGTATCCAAACGGGCATAAGGTGGTTGATCCGCACTACCTTACCCTGCTTGATTGGGAGTTCATGGCTGTGTGGTACCAAGAGGATGGTAGCACAATCAGGGACAAGCGCAAGCAAGGTACATACTCTGGTGTAGTTCTCTGTACTGACTGCTTTAGTTATGGCGACCACCATCTACTGCGGGACAAGATCAAGGAATACTTGGGCGTGGAGTTTAACGTCACGTCGTACAGAAAGAACGGAAAGCAGTACTACAGGCTTAAACTCAACAAGGCGCACATCAACCAATTCATGGAAGGCATTGCCCCGTTTGTAGTTGAAAGCTTCAAGTACAAACTCTGTCGCACGGCTGGCTCCACTACTAAGGTGGTGGATGAAGATATAGTCCGACCCGTAGAGGAATCTACGGAGCAGGTCGTAAATGATCTGCCCAAGGCGCGGCCTTGAGTAACAATAGTGTATGTTAGGTTCTGGCGTCGGGTACAACATCCAACGCGAGTACGTCTACAAGCTACCACCAGTGCGAGAGGACTTCACGGCTCCCGTACGACTGGACGAAGCTGGTGCAGACTTTATCGTCCCAGACTCACGCGAAGGGTGGGTGGCCCTGCTTGACCGCTGCCTACGTTCTGCGTTTTTTAGCGACGTGGAGCCAGGGTTTTCGTACTCTACGCAGTTGGTGCGTGGCAAAGGCGCTGTCATCAAGGGCTTTGGGGGCGTGGCAAGCGGCCCAGAAGACCTGTGCAGCGGACTCGCTCTAATCAGTAACGTGCTAAAAGGGCGGGCAGGTAAGCAGTTGCGCCCCATTGACTGCTTGGACATCATGAACATCCTTGGGATGATCGTGGTGTCTGGTAACGTCAGGCGCTCTGCACAGATTGCTCTCGGTGACTGCGACGACATTCAGTACCTCAAAGCCAAGGACTGGGCTAGCGGCAAGATTCCAAACTGGCGCTCGTACAGCAACAACAGCGTGGTGTGCAACGACTACTCACTACTCCCGCAAGCATTCTGGGACACGTACAACGGGACGAGTGAGCCGTACGGGCTAATCAATCTGAAGCTCAGTAGAAGTTGCGGAAGACTTGGAGAGACACAGTACAAAGACAAGGAAGTGCAGGGGTACAATCCGTAAACACATGCGGCGCGTGGGAGTGATCCCGCGTGTAAACCCGAATATCGGGGGAAGTCCAGCCCGGATAATCCCGACGCAACGTAAATCCATTACGCGGCGCGAGAGACTGACAAGGGAATCTTTTGCCTGGGGTGCGTTAGCAGCACTCTGAGAACTGGAAGCTACACCGGAGTTTAATCCAGAGGTATCAAAGAAGATTGTGATACAGTCCGACCTTCGTAGGAATACGAAGAGCTAGCAGAAATGCCTAGCCGCCACCGATAATTCTCAGGTGGTCAGTAGGGAAGACCGAAAGTAACAGGGTGGTGCAGAGCAGTCCTTGGCCAACTACGAAAGCTGCTGTCTCGCTGAAATCTTTCTGCCCAACGTAGAAAGCAAAGAGGAGTTCTTGGATGTAGCTACGTTGCTGTACAGGGTGAGCAAGCACAGCCTTGCCCTCCCGTGCCACAACAAAGAGACGGAGAAGATTGTCCACAAGAACATGCGTATGGGCATCGGCATTACCGGCATCTTGCAGTGCCCGGACAAGCTGGACTGGTGCGACTACGTGTACAAAGAGCTTCGCAAGTACGACAAGGCGTACAGCAAAGAGCGCGGATGGCCGGCGTCTATCAAGTTGACCACGACGAAGCCGAGCGGCACGTTGAGCCTGCTCCCTGGGGTTACTGCCGGTATCCACCCTGCCTTGACGCGGTACATGATCCGGCGTGTGCGTGTTGCTTCTAACAGCCCACTTGTGCAAACGTGCGAAGCACACGGATATCCTACAGAGTACGCCGTGCAGCTTGACGGATCGCAGGACTACAGCACGGTGGTAGTGGAGTTTCCCTTTGCGTACCCGGAGGGCACTATCGTAGCGGAAGAAATGACAGCTATTGACCAGCTAGAGTGGATCAAGAAAGTGCAGACGGTGTGGAGTGACAACTCCGTTAGTTGCACTGTTTACTACACCCCGGAAGAGCTTCCTGCAATCAGAGAGTACCTAGCCAATGAATACAACCACAGCTTCAAAACCCTGTCCTTCTTCCTACACACCGGCCACGGGTTCGTACAAGCGCCTATTGAACCGATCACAGAAGAGGAGTACAATCGAAGGGTTGCTGCTTCTAGGCTTATTGTTTCTATCGACGGGGCAGTTGCTTTCGATGGTAGTGATGATTGCGCTAGCGGCGCCTGCCCCATAAAGTAACGTATGTGCCCGTATGGGTGGAACTACTTTGACGGGTGGCACTGGGACAACGAAGACGATGATGACGACGAGGAGTATACAGATGACTAAGTGGGTGTTTGTGGGTGTAGCTTTGGTTGTGCTGTCTGGGTGCGCTGCGTTTACCGGGGGTGCTACGTACACGTACAACCGAACCTCTGCGGATGTGTGCACGCTCCAGGTTGACACGGCGCGGGTGCTGGAAGGAGGCGTGTCTGTTCAGCTTGATGACTGCGACGTAACTGTGGACGCAGGTAAGACCTCTGCTGGTAGCAATTCCATCGCAGACGTGGTAGACTTGGTAGATAGGTTGAACAAAAAGCAGGAAGCCCCCTCACCTTAAGCCTATTGCGGTGGCTCAAACCTAGGTGGCGGGCAACCGCTCCGGGGCGTACACCGAGGATATCACGGCGCTACAGTAGCCACCCCAATGACCCGGGGAGCGGCGAACTAGTGGGAGCCTAACGTACGCACACAAATTACTTGGGGGAGGACAATGCTTGGTTTGTCTGATGCCACGTTGGTAGAAGTTACGCGCGTAACAGGTCTGCCGTTTGACGAAGTTGAGCGGCGCTTACGCAACAACCCAGGAGGTAGCGTTGTGGAAAATGAAAAGAAAGGACAGGTGTTCAACACGGTGCACGTAAACGTGCCTGTTGATTGGGGTGGTACTTTGGATGTGGCAAACACCACACCCACAGGTGTTACTCTCAAGAACGGGAGAGTGTGCATATCTGTAGAAGCGGAAGATGTTATCGTTCAGTTGGATGTGGTGGTAGATGCGCAGTCGCTTATCCGGGCCATCAACTGCGCGCTTTCTGGTGCTCCGCAAGACGAGATCATTGAGCGGGAGTGGAAATGGTAACGCGCCTAGCTGTCGCTGTAGTTCTGCTGCTTGCTTCGTTCTCGGCTACCGCCGTGAGCATTCCGAGCAGCGTCTCTGGTGGGTATCTTACGCCAGACCGGGCGTGCCGTGCGGTGTTCAGCCGTTACTTCTCTCTGTGGACGCAGCTAGAGTTGTCGTGTCTTCGGTGGGGTGACGGATCACAAACGTACGCACTGTACACCGTGTACGGAACGTGCCCTGACGAGTACAACGTGTTTGCCTTTGACCCCCGTGAGTATGCTCCCTCTAGTGACAAAGTTGCCGGGATGTGGTACGCTGGCGAAAAGGGCGAGTGGATTCCTGTCAGCACCAAGTCAACTGGAGAGGTGTTCTCTATCCGCTCGTTTACCAGCAACACGTTGTCAGTAGTTGTCGGTGTCGATCCGTCAGCAGTTAGCAACGGTATTGGTGTGCCGCAAACCTGGTACTTGGCAGAATCTCTTGGAAGCCCTGCCCCGTATTCGTGCTCACCACCTACCCGTTTCCGCGTCTTTGGTCCGTAACAACAACAAAGGAGAACACAACATGCACACGACTCGTCTGTACCGCACCAAGAACAAGACCTTCTCTCCGCGCAAGACGCGTGTTGACGAGACTGGAATCTCCGCTGCCATGTGGAACGAAAGTTACCGACGCAGCTTTCCGCAGGCTACTACGCCTACCGTGTGGGGGCTTCGCTCTGGCACCACTGGTAACGTGACTCGCCTTGCGCCTAGTCGGGACGCTGCCCGCTCCGTGCGTAAGCCGGGTGAAACTGTAGTGGCCATCTGGGCGTAACACCTTTGCGGTTCCCCAAGAGCACAAGGACGTGCTCGCTTTACTCGCCCCCGCTTCTGGGGGCTTTTTGTTTCCGGAGGTGCCGTGTCTACCATTCCACTACTGCCAATCTTTGACGCCGACTCATGCGCATACGCCTCGGCTGGTCCTGTCAAAGAGGACGAACCGCTGGCGTTTGCGTTGCAGAATTGTAAGCGGTCTATCGAAGCTATCGTTGATCGGTTTGATCGTGGTCTGGAGATGCAACTGTACCTCACAGGCTCCGGCAACTTCCGCGAACAAGTGGCTACCATTCTTCCGTACAAGGGAAACAGGACACAACCAAAGCCACCGTACCTGCCCGACGTGCGCCAGTACATGGTAGACATCTGGCAAGCCAAGATCGTAGACGGCATGGAAGCAGATGACCGTGTTGTCATCGAATACTTGAAAGACCCGGAGAAACGGTGTATAGTCTCCATCGACAAAGACTTGGACCAAGTGCCGGGCAACCACTACAACTACCGCAAGGATTTGTTCTACGTGGTAACACCAGAACAAGCGTACCGCAACTTTTGGGTCCAAGTCCTGGTTGGCGACAGAACTGACAACATACCGGGGCTGCCGGGCATCGGTCCAAAGAAAGCGGAGAAGCTGCTGGCTTCGTGTACCACGGAACGGGAGATGTACGAAGTGGCTATGCGGGAATACGCCCGAGCGTACCCAACAAACAGCGGCGCTTTGCAAGAGCACTGCGATCTTCTTTACTTGCTGCGAGCGGAGGACGACCGATGGCAACCACCTACGTAGTGTGTCGAGATAAAGAAGAGGCGATGGCTGCTGCGGCTGCTGGTGTTTTGTGGTTGAAAGGTCTTCCGCTTCTTGTGCCGACGCAGCACGTTGCGCCTCGCGTAATCAACGGGCGGAAAGTGTGGGGCAATCAGACGGCATCCGGACAAAACAAACTGGGGCCTAGCGAGACTCGTTGGAAAGAGCGGTCGCGTACTTACGAGGGTATTGCAGAAGCAATGGCAACTCAATGGACACAGGAGTAAACTGACATGGCGTACGAACCGTGGGACTCGTTCAATCTGGCAATCGAAGCTAACCGCTTTCAAGAGTGGACACGCTCTACTGCCATTTACCCAAAGCACCGGGGGCTGGAATACTGCGCCCTTGGCATGATGTCCGAAGTGGGCGAAGTCGCTGACAAGTTGAAGAAGAGCATCCGCGACAAGTATCCGTTGGATGTGGAAACTGTGAAGAAAGAGCTTGGTGACGTGGCGTACTACCTCGCGCGCACTGCGGACGAGTTGGGTATTCCTTTTGGCGCGGTGTTCACCTCGAACATCGAAAAGCTGGAAGATCGTAAGAAGCGTGACGTACTCACTGGCAGTGGAGATAACCGCTAACGTGGCTAAGTACGTAGTGTGTCGAGATAAAGAAGAGGCGATGGCTGCTGCGGCTGCTGGTGTTTTGTGGTTGCAGTGGTACTGGGACCTCTGGACTCTGGCGCAAGGGGACATGGCCGAGCATGTCGGGAAACGCTACTCCGGGGCTGGGTGGCCACCGGAAGCTTTCGCAATACGGGTAGAGGACGAAGACGACAACGATGGCTAAGAAACGCACAGGGGTACGTACAGACACAGGCATTCTGGTCAAGAGCAAGTTCGAGAAACGTGTAGCGGATAAGCTCACCTCGAAGAACATCCGGTACGTGTACGAGAAGGGACTAAAGCTGGAGTACGTAGTACCGCAGACAGATCACACGTACACACCTGACTTTCAGTTACGCGGACGTACGTGGTTCTGAACTGCACACGCGACGTAGGTCCAAGAGCACACCACTCGATAAAAGGACACGTAGAGATGCCGAAGAAATGCACTGTGCTCACCCCGTGGAAAAATGCACCAATATCGCCCGAGGGCCTCGCAGGGTTTGTGTACATCATAACCTGCCTAGTTAATGGAAAGAAGTACATTGGACGAAAGTACTACTGGAGATCGTTGCGCAAAAAAGTAACAGGGAAGTCCCGTAGGAAAAAGGTTGTGGAAGAGTCCGACTGGCAATACTACAAGTCGTCAAGCAAGCATGTGCACGAGGACATTTCCGCATATGGCATAAATAATTTCCACTTTGAGATTCTGCATTCTTGGAAAACTCGCGCGGAAGTCAACGAAGCAGAGGTGCAGGAGCAGTTCAGCAGAAACGTGCTGAGGGAGCAGAACGAGCATGGGGAATACGTGTACTACAATGAATCCATACTTTCCAAGTTCTACCGGAAGCAGGTAGTAGCCAAGCC